GGATGGAGATTCCCCGAGGATTGCAAATGGTGGTTCGGAGACAACGATCTCACGTTGACGATCGACGGGACTGGCGGATGGTACGGAATGGCCTCCGGAACCACCGTCGAACACCTGGACGGTGGCGGAAAGACCGGCAACTGGGACGACCCGAAGATGCAAGCCCAACTCGCCCAGGATCGCGCCGTGTTCCTCGCCAAATGGGCGGCCCAAGGAGTCCAAATCCGATGATCCCCAAAGTTGCGCTAATGGTCATCACCGACGGCCGATGGGATTACCTCCGAGACACCCTTGAATCTGCCTTTGAGATGTTGGACTGGCCTTTCGAACAATGCCTTCTTGTTGACGACTCCGGCGAAGGCCGTTTCATGAACATTCCCGGATGGGAAACAATCCAGAACCCGAAGCGGAAAGGTTTGGCCGGCGCCATCCAAACCGGTTGGGACAACCTCAACGAAAACATCGAATACGTTTTCCACCTTGAAGACGACTTCACGTTCCCCGAGCTCGTCGACATCGGCCTAATGATCCACCAGTTAGAAGGCCGCTCCGACCTCGCCCAAATCGCACTCCTCCGCCAACCGTGGTCTCCGGAGGAACAACGGGCCGGCGGAATCATCAACCTCTACCGGGACGAGTTCACCGAAGAGGGTTCGTTGATCGTTCATCAACGACTATTCACGTTCAACCCCTGCGTTTACCCGCGTTGGGTCGCCAGATATCGGGCCGATCTTGAAGCCGAACTCACTGAACAACTTGTGGCGGATGGAAAACGTTTCGCCTACTTCGGCGGGATGGACGATCCGCCGCGCTGTACCCACATCGGGGTCCGTCGGACTCGGGCTTGGCAGTTGTGAGAGAACTGGTTGTTGTTTGCCGTGGCGGACACGGCCGAGACATCGCCGCCATTGCGGAAGCTTCGGGGTGGATTGTTCGAGGGTTCCTCGACGACATCCCCGGGCCAAACGTCATCGGCCGCCCAACCGACGCCACACTGTTCGGGAACTACGTTCTCGGCCACAACGACTCAATGGTCCGAGAAAGTCTTGATACCGGTTTGGGCGCTATCACTATCCTTCACCCTTCGGCGGCCCTCTGCGACGATCTCAGAGCCTCTGAAGGGGCCGTTATCGGCGCCCATTGCACCATCGGCCCCGAAGTTCGAATAGGCCGACACACCCACATCAACGGAAACGTCTTCATCACCCGAGCGCACCTCGGAGACTTCGTTACCGTCGGCCCAGGGGCGACAATCTGCGGAGACGTACTCATCGGCGCCGGAACCCAAATCGGGGCCGGTGCTGTGATCTCGAACCTCTGCGAAATCGGCCCTCGGGTCGTCATCGGCGCCGGCGCTGTGGTCCCCCCGAACACTCGAATCCCACCGAACCAAACTTGGGTCGGAGTTCCAGCTAGGAAGGTCGAAAAATGATCGCCGCCGTAACAATGGTCCGCAACGAAGAAGACATCATCGGCGAAGTGGTCCGCCATCTCCTTCACGAAGGAATCGACCTTGTGATCGTCGCCGACAACCTTTCCGACGACTTCACCCGGCCGATCTTGGATGAACTCGCCAACCTCGATCCTCGCGTTCTGATCGTTGACGACAAAGACCCCGCATACGATCAGGCCGGCAAAATGACCCGCCTAGTTCACCAGGCCGGCGAAATGGGCGCCGAATGGATTGTCCCGTTCGACGCCGATGAGTGGTGGTATTGGGCCGGCGGAACCTTGGCGGAGTTCTTCGCCGAGTGTTCTGTGGATGTAGTGACCGCTACCGGTTGGGATCACATCGCCACCCTCGACGATGACTTTTCGGATCCGAACCCGATAAGCCGGATCACCTGGCGCCGACAGTCACCACAGAAAATGGGCAAAGTGGCGTTCCGATATCACCCGGACGCTTCCTTGGACGTCGGGAACCACAACGTTTTCAATCATCCCGGGAGCCGAGGGAAAGCGCTCCGTTACCGCCACTATCAATATCGGTCTTTCGAACAGATGGTTTCAAAGGTTCGTGTTGGGGCTCGCGCCGCCGACGAGGCCGCATTGCACCCGATGTACGCCACCCACTGGCGCAACCTCGCCGCCCTCACCGACGAAGAACTCGTTCGCCACTGGCACAAACTCTGCTCCGAAACTGGACTCATCGAAGACCCGGTTCTGTGATGGCTGTTTCCATCATCATCCCAGCGTTCAACCGGTACGAACTGACCGCCGCTTGTGTCGAGTCCATCCAGTTTCACAGCCCAGAACACGAAATCATCGTGATCGACAACGGTTCAACCGACGAAACCCGATTCGCCCAAGTTGCAATCCGAAACGAAAAGAATCTCGGTTTTGCGGTGTCATGCAATCAAGGCGCTAGGGCCGCTTCGAACGAACACCTTGTGTTCCTCAACAACGACACCCTCGTTCACCAGAACTGGTTGGCATTCACCCGCCACCTCCACCGTCCCGACGTTGGTTGTGTTGGCCCGAAACTGATCTACCCGAACGGCCGAATCCAATCGGCCGGAGTTGCGATTGACTTCGACAAGACCCCAGGACACGAAGCGTGGAATATGCAATCCGACTGGACAACCGAACCCGCCGAAGTCCCGGCCGTGACTGGGGCTTGTCTCGCGATTCGGAAAGAGCTCTTCGATAGTTTCGGTGGTTTCGATGTCACCTACTGGAACGGATACGAAGACATCGACCTCTGTCTCCAAGCCTCACGAGCCGGTTACTCCAACATTTACGACCCGATAGCTAAAGTCACTCACCTAGAGTCCCAATCGGGGCCGGAACGCTGGACAGCCGTCGAAGCGAACGTTCACCGGTTGAGAACCAAATGGAGCCCCAAATGACGATCACCAACGGCTACACCACCCTCGACGACTTCAAGGCGTATCTCTTCCCCGGTGGGAACGCCGGAGACGACGAGGACGCGATGATCGAAGCGGCCATCGAGTCCGCCTCCAGGGCAATTGACTCGTACTGTGGTCGACGGTTCTGGATTGATACCACCGTGTCCGCCCGAGAATACGACGCCAACGACCCGTTCTTGCTTCCAGTCGACGACTTCTCAACCACCACCGGACTTATCGTCTCCACGGACACAGGCGACAACGGAACCTACGATCTCACTTGGACAATCACCACCGACTATCTCGCCGACCCTGTCAACCAGCAACGCGACGGCCTCTCAAGCCAACCGTACACAGCCATCCGCGCCGTCTACGTTCGCCGCTTCCCAATTACCGGCCTCCGCCCCCGGGTTCAAGTGACCGCCAAATGGGGCTGGCCTTCAGTCCCCCACCCAGTCGTACAAGCTTGTCTCATCAAAGCCGCACGGATCTACCGTCGAGCACAAACCCCCGAAGGGTTCTCCGCCGGCGAAGCATTTGGCGCTGTGCGCGTCTCCTCCCGGGAAGATCCCGACATGGTTCTCCTACTCGGCCCGTACCGGCGCGCCGGTGGGACTGGTTTGGTGGTCGCGTGAACCTCTCCCAAGTTCGAACAGCTATCACCACCCAACTCCAAGTAATTCCCCGGTTCCGGTGCTACGACACATTCCCCGGACAGATCGCACCACCCGCCGCAGTGTTGGCCCTCGGCCCCGGACGATACGAAGAAGACTTCGACGGCGCCATCACCGTCCAATGGACCGCGATCGTCCTTCTCTCCAGGGCCGACGACTCCAAGGCCCAACAAGCCCTAGACAAGTACCTCTCTGACGGCTACGGGACGATCCTCGACGCCATCAACGCCGACCCGACTTTGTCCGGAACCGTGGACTCCTGCCGTCTCACCGGATGGAACGAACCGGCCACATTCACCGTCGCCGGTATCGACTACATCGGCGCAGAAATCAACATTGAGGCCATCGGCTAACAATGCGAATTCTGACAGTCGAACCCGGCCCGGCTTTCTCCGTCGCAGACGTCCACAGCGGATGGGTAAAAGCATTCCAAGACCTCGGAACCGACGTCCGTAACTTCAACCTCTCCGACCGCCTCTCCTTCGTCGAAGCATCACTACGAGACAAAGTCCCCGAAGAAGAACGGGGCCGCATCGCCGCCCGAATGGTCGCCGAACAACTCCGAGCCGCTTGCTTCGACTTCTGGCCCGACCTTGTTGTGATTACTTCCGCTTTCTTTATCCCCCCGGAGACCTACGACACGATCCGGAACCGTGGAATGAAAATCGCGGTACTCCTCACAGAATCCCCCTACGAAGATCCGTTCCAACTGGGGATCGCCGCTAGAGCAGACATCGCAATCCTCAACGACCCCATCAACCTCGACACCTACAGGGCCGTTCAACCGAACACCTGGTACATCCCTCACGCCTATGACCCCGAGAAGCACAGGCGCCGGCCACCAGTCGCCGACCTAGTCTCCGACTTCGCTTGGGTAGGAACCGCCTACCCCTCTCGAGTCGAATGGTTCGAAGACATCAACCTCGAAGGTTTGGAAGTCGTATTGGGTGGCAACTGGCAGCAACTTCCCGCAACTTCCCCACTCCACCGCCACCTACTCCACGATCCCGCCAACTGTCTCGACAACGAAGAAACCGTCGACGTTTACAGCTCCACCCGTGCATCCGTGAACCTGTATCGCACAGAATCCGAAACCGGTTTCCAACAAGGATGGGCGATGGGGCCACGAGAAATCGAACTGGCCGCCACAGAAACGTTCTTCCTACGCGACCCCCGCCCCGAGTCCGACGAAATCCTCCGCGCGCTCCCATCATTCACCTCCCCCGGAGAGTTCAGTGAGAAACTCCGATGGTGGCTAGCCCACGACGAACAAAGATTCGACGCAATCCGTGCGGCCAAAGCGGCCATCTCGGGTCGAACCTTTGTCAACAACGCCAAGTCTCTACTCGGCCGAGTTGAGAACTTGAACTGACCCCAACTTTCCTCCGGAGGAAACAATGGCAAGACGTCACGGCCGCAACGGCCGCCTTTACCTTGGAATCGCAACAAGCGCCGCCGTTCCCAGCGCCGTTGCGTTCCTCAAGCAGTGGTCCGCAGACTTCGCAACCGACAAGGGCGACGTAACCGCTTTCGGTGACGCGAACAAGACCTACCTCGCCGGCCTGCCCGACATCAAGGGTTCGTTCTCCGGATTCTTCGATGACGCGACCGCCCAGGCGTACACCGCTGCCATCGACGGTGACTCCCGCCGGTTCTACCTGTACCCGGACATCGTGAACGCCCCGGCTGTCTACTGGTACGGAACAGGCTTCTTCGACTTCTCAGTCGATGTCCCCGTTGACGGTGTCGCCACCATCTCCGGTTCATGGGTCGCCGGCGGAGCGGTCACCAAGGTCGGCTAACGATGCCAGTTCCGACTGGCGTCTATGTGACGAATCTGTACGAGGTCCGGAAGTATCTTCGGAAGCTACATCCGGACCTCGTACCGGTATTACGGAACGAACTGAAATCGGCTGTCACCGCCATTGTTGTCCCCAACATCCGAGCGCGTGTCCCGGTCCGCAGTGGTCGAGCACGCGACAGTGTCCGAGCCGTTTCCAAAGCCAACTCAATCGTTATCGTTGCCGGAAACACCAAAGTCCAATACTTCGGATGGTTGGACTTTGGTGGTGACCTAAAGAATCGTGGTCGAGGAAAGAACCGGACAATCTCCCGACCCTTCGATGGGAACGGCCGGTACGTTTATCCTGGCATTCGCGCCACGGAACCCCAGATGGTTCAAGCCGCCGGCCGAGCAGTCGACAAGATCCTAAAACAAGCGCAATCATAGGAGCCCCCGATGTTCAAACTTCTCCGAATCACCCGCACAGACGGAACGACAATCACCGCCGAAGGCCGAAAGGCGGACATTGTGCGTTTCGAACGCCGCTTCAAAGGTCCCATCGGAATCATGTTCACCGACGAAGGGTTCTTCGCCGAACATATGTGGTTCTTTGGGTATTGCGCCGAAAAGCGTGTCAACCCCGATCTCCCCGACTTCGACGACTGGATCGAAGATATTGAGTCTGTGGAAGTGATCGAAGAGGTCGACGAAAACCCTTCGGACCCGAGTCCTTCACCCTTGCCATAGCGGCTTTGGCGATCGACTCGGGGATCCCAATGTCAGTTCTCGTGGACGAACCCGACCACTATTTGGACGCCATGTTTGCAGTAATCGAACGCAGGAACGAAACTGCCACACACGGCCCCGACTCGAAACGCTGGGATGAGTAATGGCAAGAGAAGTGAAGGTCGCCGTTGTTGGTGATGCCCGCCAACTCCAAAAGGAACTCCAGAAAGCCGAACGGGCCGTTGCCGGGTTCGGTAAGAACGCCAAGGACTCTTCGGAGAAACTGAAAAGCGTGTTCATTGGTGGCGCCGTTGCGTTTGGTGCCAAACAAATCATCGACTCCGCCTCCCAGTTGGAAGCGGCTGTCGGTGGCACAGCCGCAGTGTTTACAACCGCTTCCGGCGAGATAGACAAGTTCGCGAAGGCCGCCGCTGAAACCGCGGGGCTTTCCGAGAAAGCCGCCCGAGATCTCACCTCCAAGCTTGGCGCTTCTCTCCAGGGCGCCGGGATGGACGCCAAAGAGGCAGCGAAACAAGCGTTGTTTCTCACCCAAACTGGCGCCGACCTCGCCGCGACGCTTGGAGGATCCACCGAAGAAGCCGTGTCGGCTCTTGGTGGAGCTCTTCGAGGAGAGTTCGACCCGCTGGAACGCTTCGGTATCGCCCTCAAAGCCTCGGACATCAACGCCAAAGCCGTAGCAATGGGACTAGCGGACTCTGAAGCGAGTGTGTCCGCCTACGCCAAACAACAGGCCACCCTCACACTCCTCACCGAGAAATCCGCTTTCGCCCAAGGGACCTTCGCCAAGGAAGCGACCACCGCTGAAGGCGCTGCAAAGATCGCCGGCGCACAACTTCAGAACACCTCCGCCGACATCGGGAAATCGTTTCTTCCGATCTACACCAAAGCCGCCGAGATCGTCGGGACTTTGGCGAAAGCGTTCGGGGCTCTTCCCGACTCCGTCCAAGTTGGTGTCCTTGCTGTAGGTGGCGCCGCTGTCATCGGCCCGAAGATCGCCGACGGCGTGAAGAGTGGCATTGACGCCCTCAAATCAATTCCGAAGGTCATCGAAAAAGTAACGGACAAACTCACATCCTCGAAGGGGATGTTCGAGGGTTTCGGTACTACCGCCGAAATGACCGGCAAAAAGTCGGCGGATGCCGCTGGGGCCGGCGGAATCGGCGCTCTCGGGCCGGCAATGCTCGGTATTGGTGCTGTAGTCGGATTAGCCGCTATTGCTTGGGTCAACTACAACAAGAAACAAGAAGCCGCCAAGAAACGCGCCGATGAATTTGTCGCGACTCTCGACCAGACCACAGGCGCTATGAGCGCTCAAACGGAAGCGCTACTTCTCAAAGACCTACAAGACAAAAACCAACTGGACAATCTGAACAACGCCGGAAAATCGTTCTATGACTTCAAAGATGCCATCACTGATACAAGTGGGAGTCTCCAAGATTCCGCCAGAATCCAAGCTCTCTTTAATTTCGGATTAGAAAAAGGAAACAAAAATCGAGAGTTCACGATTCAGTCTCTAAAGAATGAGAACAGCGCGCGATCTGATCTCATTGCGAATTTGGCGGAACAAGGCCAACTTGACCAAGGGTTGGTCACCACGATTATCGAACAAATCGAAGCGTACAAATCAAGCTTGGAAATCATCAAGCAAGCCGCTATCGCTTCGGCTTTGAAAGCCGGAGCGGATATTGACCAAGCGAACGCCGCCGGCGAGGCCGCCATAAAAAATGCCGAGAACGCCGCCTCCATCAAAGATCTCTACGAAAACACCTTGGCGCTCCTCAACTCAAACATCGCCTATCAACAAGCTCAGGTCGCGTCGCAAAAGGCGATTGAGGAATACAACAAGGGTCTAAGTGATGGGACAATTTCAACGCTTGATCGCAAGGAAAAAGATCTGGCGTTGATGTCACAGTTCGAAAACACCGCCGCCGCCGCAGTGAAAGCCGCCGAAGATCAAGCGGCCCTGGAAAGTAAAACCTTGACGGCCGGCGAAGCCGCATTGATCCAGCGGGACAAGCTGAAGGAACTGGCCGCCGAAGTTGCCCCGGGAAGTCCTGTCCAATACGGGCTTCTTCTTATGATCTCGCAACTCCAAACCATCGTCGACCAAGGACCGATCACAGTCGAGATCCGTTTGGAACGGTACGCCGCCATCGCCGCTATTGAAGATGTCAACGAGCGGATCCGACAGATGAAAGCGTTCGCCTATGGTCCGCTTACTCGTGATTACTCGTCACTCGGAGAACGCGCAATAGGTGGTCCTGTGAACGCTGGAACCCCATATCTGGTTGGCGAACGTGGCCCCGAGCTCTTCGTTCCGTCCGGTTACGGAAAGATCGTTGACAACATGGCGACGATGTCCATGTTGTCCGGTGGTACACCCTTGGCCGGCGGTGGGGTGAACGTAACAATCAATCTTCCTCCTGGTGTCAACGGGGATGATGTTGTGGACGCGATCCGCCGGTATGAACGCCGTAACGGCCCGATCTTTCAGGCCGCCTAATGGGAGTCTTAGGGTGGGGTGGGAACGTCACCGTTTACGTTGAGGCCGACTTCTCCGAAGCGACCGGCCCCATCGGTTCATCCGTTCCGACCACTGTCGACACGCTGTGGGATACCGACTTCTGGGATGACCCGACCGCCACCTGGGAATCCACGGAGACACTCTCCTGGACTGACATCACCGAATGGGTTCAAGGGATCTCAACGAACCACGGCTTCTCTCGTCAGACCACCCGATTCAACTGTTCGACCGCCACTGTTCGACTTGTCAATACTGATGGCCGGTTCTCACCGTCGAACGTGAACTCCCCGTACCGGTTAGGTGATTCCACCACTATCGGAGTTCTTCGGCCGTTCCGGATCCGTGCCGAATGGGTTTCGTTTGGTGTCACCAAATCGTTCTCACTGTTCACTGGTGTGATCCAGTCGTGGAACCTTGCTTACGACTACAACCGAAACGCCATCGTGAACGTCGAGCTCTTGGGTATCGAATCTCAAATTGCTTCGTTCGATCAACCCGCCACCACCTCCCAGGGCGCAGGCGAAACCTCCGGTGAGCGAATCGACCGGATCCTCACCGCCGCCAACTGGCAGGGAACCCGCTACGTCGACGTCGGCGAAACAACCGTACAAGCCACCACCCTTGAAGGTAACGCCCTCTCCGAACTTCAACTCACCGCCGACAGTGAAGGCGGAGCGATCTACTGGGGGCCAGACGGAGCCGCCTACTTCGACGGCTACAACGCCCAAATCGAAAAGGGCCGCACCACCCCCCAATTCTTCTTCTCCGAATCAGACGAAGATCTGTTCCCCACCACCGGCGGACAACTCCTCACCCTCATCTCCCGAATCGTGTTCTCCGACCTCACGTTCTCCTACAACGGAGACCTCGTTCGCAACATCTACAACTGGGAACGAGTCGGAGGGACCACACAACGATCCTCGAACGCCAAATCCAGACAGTTGTACGGAGACCGCGCCGACACCCGATCAGATTTGATCTGTGAAACCGACGCCCAAGTCCGAAACCTTGTCAAACGCGAACTCGCCGTCAACGTCGCCCCCGAACTCCGAGTTGAAACAATCAAGTTTTCGCCACTACACCCCCGAAACACCGACGATTACGGCCAACCCGGCGGACGAGTGTGGACATTCTTCGACCAAGAACTACTTGGCCTCCGCCAAGGAACGTTCGTTTACTTCAAACCCCCAGGAGAAACCGACTACGTCGAAACAGACGTATTCATCGACTCCATAAGTCACGACATCACCCCAACCGGATGGGAAATCACCCTTGGATTCTCGTCCGCCACCGTTTATTTCCGAATGGCTTCTAGTCTTTGGGATACCGGAACTTGGGATACCGCTGTTTGGTCCTGGTGACCAACGAAAGGAACACACATGGGTTACACAACGATCACAACCGGAACGGTTATCTCGTCCACTTGGGGTAATGAGGTTCGAGACCAACTCGTTACCCCGTTCGCAAGTTCCGCCACCAGGGACGCCACAATCTCGCTTGCTGACCGTGAGAACGGCCAAGTAGTAGCTCTCACGCCGGCCGACTCCACCCACGGGCTCACAATCTGGAACGGGAGCTCTTGGACGCGATCATGGAATATGCCTTGGGGTTTAGTTGGTTCCGGTACCGCCACAGCGAACACGTCCATCACCTCGACCACCTCCGGTGACGTGACAAATGTGGCTCTGCCATCCGCCCAATACACCGCAACCCGCTACTACCAAGCCCACATCGATCTCTACCTCATACAAGCATCCGGGACCGCCGTCACCACCGAGTTCTACCTAACCAAAGGCGACAACTCAATCATCGCCACACTGCCCCGAATGACAATCGCCGCCACCGACAATCGCGTCTATTCGACGTCGGTTCTGTTCACCACCACCACCGTCGGACAGGTCGTGAAGCTCCGCTACCGACAGTCCGGGGCGAACACAGTCGCAGTCCAAGCCGCTTCCGCTGACAACTGCCAACTCGTCATCCTCGATGTCGGCCCGAGTGGAGCGCCGGCCTAGTGGGCTTCTACCTACTCGACCACCCACCGGCGAGCCCGCAGTTCTACCCAACGCGAAACAACCCTCTCACCGGCGGGGTAATCCTACACACATCGGAAGGCCCGCAAGGCCCCAACGCCGCCGAAAACACCGCCGCCTACATCGCCACCCGAACCGACCCCGGCTCATACACAGTCATCGTCGACACAAACTCAACCATCTACCTCGTCCCCGACGAATACACCACATTCAGTGTCGCCGCCAATGGGTACAACTCGCGAACCTGGAATATCTGTCTCGCCGCCCAAAGCGCGCAACTCTCCCAAAGCTCCCCGGACACTTGGGCGATGATCGCAAGAGCCGGGAAAGCGATCGCCGAATTCTGGACTCGCCAAGGATTCAATCCCACAACCGCCGCCCAATGGATTAGCACCGACACCCTCAACCGCCCCGGGCTGGCCTGCCACGGAGACGTCCAACCTTGGGACCGAACCGACGCCTGGTCAACCCACCCCGACCGAACGGCCCTCGACGCCGGCCTCGTCTCCGCCATCCTGCAGAACACGCCGAAAGGTAAACCCAAAATGTTCGACCTCATCACGAAAAAGGACGGTTGTATCGTCCAGTTCGGAATGTTCTTCGGTCAACTCTCTCACCGTTGGCAAACCACTCCCAACGGTGGCTTCGGCCCCTGGGTTCCCCTCAACGACGGACAACCTTTCCCGTTCGAAGGAGTCACCGCCGCACAAAACAAAGACGGCCGCTTCGACCTTTGTTGTTGGAACTCAACTTCGAACCAGGTTGTGTACCGAACGCAGAACTTGAACGGATCATGGCGTCCGTGGAGATTCGAGTGAACCAATGCAACTCGAACAGATCATCTCCTCCGGAATTGTTGGGTCCTTCGCTCTAGCCGGTGTTGTGTATCAATCCCGCAAGTCCCGCAACATCAACACCAAAGAACACGAACAGAACTCCGAGAAGCTTTCCGAGATCGCCCAGAACGTCACCAAAATCTCCGACAAGGTCGACGGTGTTTCGGATCGTCTCACCGAACACATCGAGGAACATCACAACCGGAAGCGTTGGTGGAAAAAATGAGTTTCTTGGATGATGTGACCGCCGAAACGCGCACCAACGGCACCAGTTGCAAAACTTGCCGGATTTTGGACACTTTGCCGCCCAAGGAACGGGCAGAAGTTGAGCCAATCCTGGCGGACCACAATTTCACTTCGGAAGCAATCGCCCGAGCTATGCGCCGCCGCGGATGGGAGGTTTCCGGC